TCATAGCAGGTCCTGGTGGGTTTGCAGAGCAAGGTGCTAAGTGTATTGTGTTGTGTAATGAAGAGGGTTATCACAGAGTAGGTGCAAGATACCTGACAGCAGGTACAGGAATGAACCTGCACCAAGTAAAAGAGAACCCCTCTTATGCACAAGAGATGTACTCCAAGATACGAGATAACATACGAATAAAAGATTCGACAATGTATGATATGAATTGGGTAGAGTCGGCTGTTAAGTCGTCTAAACCTGACATAGTTGTATTGGATATGGGCGATAAGTTTGCTACCTATAATGGGTTTGCAAGAGCAGATGAAGCACTGAAAGCCTGTGCCATACATGCAAGACAGATAGCAAAGCAATATGAATGTGCTGTCTTGTATATGTCTCAGCTAAGTGCAGAAGCTGAAGGTAAGATAGTATTGAATCAAAGTATGATGGAAGGTAGTCGTACAGGTAAAGCTGCTGAAGCAGATTTAATGATACTAATTGCTAAGAACCCTCAAGTTGAAGGACAAGAGGAAGAGGATGCACAGAGACATTTAAACGTAGTAAAAAACAAACTGTCAGGTTGGCATGGAAGTGTGCATTGTGAGCTTGATTATAGATTAGCGAGGTACACAGCATGAAAAACTTTGACAAACTACATCTCCCCACTCTGCAAGGATACTTTGAGAACAGAGCGAGGGTTACAATAAATGGTAAGAGAATGAGACTAGGCAACCCTAAACATCCTTTTCATCTTACATATATGAAGGAAGGAATGTGGAAAGCATTTGAAAAAATGGGCTTGACTAAAAAGAATAATTCAGATAAATTGATAGAGATAAAGAAGACTATGTCTCATTCGTTTAATGAGATAGTTGATGGTTATATATACATAATGTCCAATCCTGCGTGGAAAGGATGGGTAAAAATAGGTATGGCTGTTGATGCAGATGATAGATTAAAAGGGTATCAAACATCCTCACCTCTTAGAGATTATAAGCTAGAGTTAGCTGTAGCTGTAGACGATAGGAGACATGCTGAAAGTATAGCACACGAGAAAGCTAGTTGGATAGCTGAAGAAGAAAGATGTGAGTGGTTTAAGATACCTTTGGATAGTGCAATTGAAATAGTTAGGAGTTTAAAGAATGAAGTTAGTACTTGACGTAGAGAATACTGTAACAGAACGTGAAGGTAAGTTACACTTAGACCCATTTGAAGCTGAGAATAGTTTAATTATGGTGGGTACATTGTCAGAGGATGGCGAAGAGCATCTGTTTAGAATGGATGAGGATGTAACTTACTTCACAAAAATACAAGAACTTTTAGATAAAACTACAGTTCTTATTGGGCATAATATTGTACACGATTTGATGTGGTTATGGGAATCAAACTTCACATATAATGGTGACGTGTTTGATACTATGCTTGGTGAATACATATTACAACGTGGACAGAAACAAGCGTTGTCATTAGAGATGTGTGCTGAAAGATACAACTTAGATACAAAGAAACAGGACACGTTAAAAGAATACTTTAAACAAGGGTTAGGTGTTGATGAGATACCACCTGATGAACTGTCTTCTTATTTAAGTAGTGACCTGCATGCTACACAGGAGTTATACAATGAGATTAATAAAAAATTATCTACCGAAGAATATAGTGGACTTGTTAGTACAGTTAATCTTACTAATCGTGTCGCCCTTACTTTGGGTAATATATATAGAACTGGTTTTCGTGTTGATGTGGCTAAATTAAATAGTGTTAAAGAGGAGTTTACTAAAGAAAAGAAAGAGATAGAAGAGTTTCTACAGTCAGAGGTTAGAGATTTTATGGGAGATACTCCACTTAATTTGAATAGTCCTGAACAATTATCGTGGTTAATATATAGTAGAAAGCCAAAGAATAAACAGCAGTGGACTGTTGAGCTATCTCCTCACATGCAGATAGATGAATACAAAAGAAAAGTACAGGAGCATTCAAGCATACTCTACAAGACTAAGGCAAAAAGATGTCAAAAATGTGATGGCAAGGGAAAGATAAGAAAGGTTAAAAAAGATGGCACACCTTTTGCTAAAGAGAATAGATGTCCTACGTGTAATACATTAGGTTATTTGTTCTTAAATACTAGAGAGATAGCAGGTATGAAGTTCACAGCACCTAACTCTAAGTGGATTTCTGCTCATGGTTGGAGTACATCTAAGACTAATCTAGAGTTACTTACATCTATTGCTAGGCAAAAAGGTATGAAGAAAGCTGAGACATTTCTATCTAAAGCTATACGTCTATCAGCATTAGACAGCTACCTATCTTCTTTTATAGAAGGCATAGATAATAATTTAAAACAAGATAACCTACTACACGTAAGATTACTACAGCATAGGACAGCTACAGGTAGGTTTAGTGGAGCAGACCCTAATATGCAAAACATGCCTAGAGGTGGCACGTTTCCTGTTAAGAAAGTATTTATTTCTAGATGGGAAGGTGGCAAGATAATGGAAGCAGACTTTGCACAATTAGAGTTTAGAACTGCTGCATATTTGTCACAGGATGAAACAGCAATGAAGGAGATTAATAATGGTTTTGACGTACATAGTTACACTGCGAAAGTTATTACAGAGAGTGGTCAGAAAATTAGTAGGCAAGAAGCAAAAGCCCACACATTCGCACCTCTTTACGGAGCAACAGGGTTTGGGAGGTCGCCTGCTGAAGCAACGTATTATAAACAGTTCACGCAAAAGTACAAAGGAATCGCACTATGGCATGCCAGATTGGCTAAGGAAGCTGTAGATACACGCAAGATAACAACACCATCAGGGAGAGAGTTTGCATTTCCTCTTGTAGAAAGAAGGTCAAATGGTTCGGTGACTTTCTTTACACAGATAAAAAACTTTCCTGTACAATCATTTGCAACAGCAGATATTGTACCTGTGGTATTGTTGGACATTGAGAAACAACTAGATAAGTTACAGTCTTGTATTGTAAATACTGTACACGATAGTATTGTAATTGATGTTCACCCTGATGAGGAGCAAGATGTAATTAATGTTATTAAGAATACCAACGGCAGTCTCAAAGAGATAGTTGATAAACAATTTAATATTAATCTGAATGTTCCTTTAGAACTAGAAGCAAAAATAGGTTATAATTGGCTTGACACGAAGGACATTGCCTGATATAACTAGACATTCACAACAAAAAGGAGTATATAAATATGCTAAATAATAATACAATTGATACCAATAACTTTTCTGCAATGGCTCAACAAATGGGTATGGGTGCAGATATGACACAGAGTAAGCAGACTTCTCAGCTTGCTAGACTAAAAATATCTCACTCTCCAATTATGGGTGAGATAGAAATAAAGGGTAAGAAAACCCAAGCTGCTATTGTTAATGGTGGTGTTTATAGAATAGATGACCTAAATAATAATGGTGTTTTCTATTCTTCTGACGTTAAAATTAGACCTTATGTACAAAGATTTATGTATAAGAAGTTTGTAAAGCCTGAAGGTGGCAAAGGTTTCTATGTTAAAACTGTTATGTCCGATAATCTTAACGTAGATTTAAAAGATAATATGGGTGGTTTTAACTGTGGTAAACCTACAGGTTACGTTAAAGATTATGCTTCGCTACCTGATAAAACTAAGGCACTCTTAAAAAGTATTAAGAGAGTAAGAGTTTTAATAGGCACATTGTCTGCTAGTAATATAGTAGATGCTGATGGTAATGATGCTATGGAAATAGCTAACTTACCTTTCATATGGGAGATAGATAATAGAGATGCTTTCAAAGTTATGGGTGATGCTATAGCTAAGATTGGTTCTATGAAACATCTAACACTACAACACGAGATAGGATTAGGTAGTGAAGAAAGAAAGTTACCTAGTGGTAACACTTACTACATACCTATTGCAAATGTTAACAAAGAAACTATTGAGATAGTTGACGAAGACCAAGACCACTTCGCTACTTTTATGCAGTGGATTGAGAACTACAATGTATATATCTTTAATGCTTGGAAAGATAAGGCAGGTAATACTGAGGATGCTATAAGCAAAGAGGATGAGAAAGTTGTAGAAGACTTTGTTAAAGTTACAGATGATGAGATACCTTTTTAATGAAAAAGAATAATCCTTTTAAGGTACACAACATTAACTATCTTTCACCTAGCAGTGTAAATACCTACATAAGCGACATGCCTATGTGGGTAGCTAGGTATCTATTTGGTGTTAAGTCAGGCAGTGGAGCAGGAGCAGTCAGAGGTATTGTACAAGAAGCTGTGTTAGCTGATAAGTATGATACAGGTAAGTTTGATTTTGATTCGCTTGACACAAAGTTTATGTCTATGTGTGAGGACTTTATGCTTAATTTAGAAGATGCTAAAGTAGAAAAAGAAAGAAAGTCTTTAGAGAAATTTGGTAAAGTTATTGATGAGAACTTTAACTACAAAGATTTAAAACAGTACCAAGAAAAAGTTGAGGTGCAGTTAGATGATTTGCCCATACCTTTTATGGGGTACATTGATTTTAGATTTGAGAATACCATAGTTGATTTAAAAACAACAACACGTATGCCATCACAGCCTTCAGAAGCACAGAAGAGACAGATGGCATTCTACTCTATGGCATATCCTGACAATGGTGTGGACTTATTTTTTGCTACACCAAAGGATTACAAGAAATTCACACTAGACAATCTATCTGTGTATAAAAAACAACTACTAAAAGTAGCCTTTAGTATACAGAAATTTTTATCTATCAGTAATGATAGACATGAGCTAGCTTCTTTAGTATATCCTAACTTTGATTCTTGGACTTGGGGATACCAATTAAAACAAGAAGCTAAAAAAATATGGGGAGAAAATGTATGAAAAATATAGATGATATGGCAGAACTAATTAGAGAAAAAGAAAAAGAACTCCTTGAAATGAAAAAGGAGTACAGAGAGCGTAGAACAGAAGGGCTACGTAATGCTATAGAACAACGCAAGGAAGCTGAGAAACTAGTGCGTGATGAAATGAAAGCACTTGGATATTCAGATGGTTCAAGCATACGTTGGTATAACTTTTAAGTATGTCAGCATATAGTGCTAGAAGATTAGCACGTAAAAATGGGTATAGGAGTGGTTTGGAAGACACTATAGCTACTTTTTTAAAAGAACATAAGGTAAAGTTTCTTTATGAAAAAGTTAAAATAGAGTGGGAGGACCTTGCATATCGCACCTATACTCCTGATTTTATACTACCAAATGGTATTATAATTGAAACTAAGGGCAGGTTTACAACTATAGACAGACGTAAACATGTATGTATAAAAAAACAACACCCTAACTTAGATATACGTTTTGTGTTTACAAACAGTAAAGCTAAGATACGTAAGGGAGCTAAGTCCAATTATGCAGATTGGTGTATTAAACATGGCTTTAGATACTATGATAGAATCATACCTGAAGATTGGCTAAAAGAAAGAAAGAATAAAAAAGATACCAAACATAAAAGTTTTATAGCTTTTAAAACAAAGAAAAGGAGAACAGCATGATTGACACAAAGATACTTAGAAACGAAGACTTCCTTATACAAGTCACACCTTTACTAACACCTGATAATAAATGGGATGGTAACGTGCTTATTAATATAGCGACATCAGGAAAGAATCCTTTAAACAAAAAAGATATGTCTGACCTATGGCATCTATGTAGAATGATGTGTAGCGTTATACCTCTAATGCAAGAAGACTCTGACCTTATGTATGTACTTGATGACTATGCAAATAATACTAAAGATTTTAATAGCAAAAGTGCAAAAGATAACTTGACAATAGAAAGCAAACAAGGTAATGTAATCAAACTAAACTTTAATACAAAAACAGGGGGTAATGCGTAATGGCTGCAAGTATAAAAGACATGGTAGATTTTGAGGATGTTGTACCAACAAACGAGAAAGCCAAGATGTTAAACAGAGAGCTAGTTGGAGATATGGTAAATCATCCACCACACTATAATCAAAAAGGTATTGAGTGTATTGATGCTATTGAAGCTGCAACTAATGAAGGCTTTGAGTTTTATTTACAAGGCAATATAATTAAATATCTTTGGAGATATAAATATAAAAATGGTGTTGAGGATTTAAAGAAAGCACAATGGTACTTGACTAAACTAATAGGTATAAAAAATGCGAATACAAGTTAAAATGTTTATTAGTGTAGACGTTGACCCTGATGAGTATATGATGCCATCAGATGGAGATGTCACTGAGGAGTTTCAAGATGCTATGCGTGAGTACATACACGATATAGATGGAGTTAATATAAAAAATATAAGAGTAACACAGGAGATAAAAAATGAACAATGAACGTAAACTACCAACCGATTATCAAAATTTTATTGCCTTATCAAGATACGCTAG